GGATTTTACTCCTAACTACTTTCAACCCTCCTTTACGGATTTTAGAAAGTATTTAAATTTCGTCGTTAATCGATGATTAAGTCCACGAGTAAGATACGTTACATCTACTTAAAGCTTTAATAACAATCAAATTGTTTATTAATTTTAAGCGGGCGGTACCCGAAGTGTACTAGAGCCCATTATTAATATAATAATGGAATACTCAAGTATTCTGATACCATCCTAAGTACAATCTAATATGTTAAACAAATTAAATAAATTTAATAAGTCAACACTACGAAGACAAGTTACTTCGGTTGGGTCAAGTATGTACTCACTCAAAGGAGATCTTAGATCAACTTTGGCTCCATTCCTTAAAGAGGCGTGGCGAGTTTTCGCCATCTCTTTAGGTCATGGAAGAATTACCTCTCGTGTTAGATTATTCCATAATTTCTTTGTTCATTTAAGAAAAATAAACAGAAATCATGGTGATGCTTACACCGTTAAGTATCTTAAAGCGTGTTCGGTTGCTACTCAGAGAGTAATCTCGGGTAGTCCATATCGGTCGCTACGTGATCTTCATCCAGATATACCATTTCCTCGACTTTACTCAGGATTACCAGCTTGCATCGGTCTTTCAGATCGAAAATTAATACGACAAGGCCATCCACATGTTATCCGTTTTTGGTTAACAGTTTTTGGAATTTTTAGAGTATTAAAAGCACCGGTTAAAGCCAATATATCAACAATCACTGATCCTTATTCAGGAGGTGATTTGATATTAACAGAATTCTCTTTATTTATTAAAGATTATTTCTGGACTTTACTATCGGGTTTCTTCTCTCCATCTTCTGTAGATTTATCTGCAGTTGATGTTCTTGTTGAAGAATCTTCTGGTCCGAATGGGACTATAGCAGGGGCTAGTATCTTTTCAGATTTATTTTGGATTATTAATAATCCAGATATTAAGAATTTATTTCTTAAATATATCAAATTAAGTAAATCAAATATCTTTGAATTAAAATTTAAAGATATGATTAGATCATTAGAACGAGCCTTAGAAGAAGGAGCTAAGCTCCCTATCAAAGGTAGATTCGTTATAAATGGCTCAATTAATAAACCGATTGAGAAAGTGATTAATGGTGAACGTTTCACCTTCGTTAATCCTACCAATTTAGAAAATCAATTCTATGGTGGACAGCTCTCTTTTAAAGAAGAGGCCGCTGGTAAACTAAGAGTTTTTGCTATGGTAGATATCTGGACACAAAGTTTGTTAAAACCATTGCACCATTCTATCTTTAACCTACTTCGGAAATTACCGAACGATGGGACGTTTAATCAAGAAGAAGCCTTCAACCGGGCAATCGAGAAATCGATTTACTACGGTCATGCTTGGTCTGTTGATTTATCATCAGCCACTGATCGTCTGCCTATTGAAATCCAAAAATATTTGGTTTCAGCGTTGACAGGTTCGAAAGTATTAGCAGAAACCTGGGCTAGTTTACTAGTTTCTAGGGATTATGTTATTACCGGAGATATATCAAAATTAGCGTCTTATGGATTAGAACCCCAACGTATTAGATACGCTGTAGGACAACCTATGGGGGCTTTAAGCTCTTGGGCGATGTTAGCTTTAACACATCACTTTATAGTACAGTATTCTGTCTATAGAGCGAGAGGGCAATATCTTGGGTGGTACCCAGCGTATGAGATTTTAGGAGATGATATAGTTCTTTTTGAACATGATATCTATCTTGAATACCTACAGATTTTATCTGAATTAGGTGTTCCCGCTAATGCGGCTAAATCCATACCTTCACCAAATAGAAGCTCTTGTGAATTCGCAAAACGAAGTTCATTAGATGACCATGATGTATCGGGTCTTTCGTGGAAAGAATTTTTCCAAGGTAATAATTTACCAGGAAAAATAAACTTAATACTAAGATTTTACGGACGAAATTTATTGGCTAATGATACTCTTTACAAAGTATTATTATGCCGATTTAATTCTGAAGTGGCTAAACCGGTTTCGGTTAAAGCGCACCATGGAATTGTTTCTGTATTAGGAAGCTTACTTACGAGAAGCAAACTATCGCTAAACAATGTACTATTAACCTTGATAAATCCCGAGTTATGTTACGGGGAAGTTCAAAATAAAGAGGATTTCTCTCCATTTATTCCTTATAACCAAGTAGTACGATTAATACGCTTAAGCGGATTAAAACTAAACTCAGTCTCTCTTGAAGAGTCAATCTCTAAAGGATTTTTATCCAATATAGAAAGGCGTCAAGAGATTCTCGATAAAGCTGTATTGCCTTATCTTAAAGATTTAGTAAAATCACAAGCTATAAGATTATTAAGAAAAGCTAAAGTAGAAGAGGAACGAAATCGATTATCATATGTGAATATGTGTATCGATGATAGTGAAATATCTAATGGCTGTAAAATGCCTATTCGTTCTTTCTTGCGTATAACTCTTTTTCAAAATGCAAATTTTGATACTAAAATCAGAGAAATTTCAATGAAATTAGATGAGTTAGCAAGACATGGAAAAGAAATAGATCCCTTTCTAGATATCTTATCAGATATTGAATCATTTTCAACACGCTTTAAAGTTAAAGCGGCTGTTCATGGAACAGTACCTGTTGATAATAAACTTGCCCTGTTATTTTCAAAAATTCCAGGAAAACAAGTTCCATATTGGGAAATATTTCATTCTAACTTACGTGATATTTTAAACTCTTATCGAGCAAAAATAGAGCAAGTGAATAATCTAACCGAAGGTAATAGTAAGTAGTACTTAACTACCTAATACTATAATAGTGTAATATTATCTTTATACGAATAATATTCCTCAAATAATATATAGCAACGCCGAGTAAGACTAATCCTACCCGTGAGATTGATAATTTTTCAATCAATACCCTAAGTTAACCATACTTATGAGATTAGCACAGTAGGCCATACCCAGG